GTTCCCAATATGAAGAAACTGTGGACAATTGCAGTGCTAACTATTCCAAAGAGGAAGCCATTCCTGGATAGGTTAATGGCTCGATTGAAACCACAGCTTAATGATCAGGTGCAAGTCAAGGTATTCAATCATCCAACCAATAGCATCGGTAACAAGAGGCAACAAGCTCTTGTTGATTGTAAGACTACTTACATCAGCTTTATTGATGATGATGATCTTGTGCCTTCTCATTATGTGAACGCTATTTTAAGCAAGATGAAGTATCTGCCTGATGGCATCGGCTTTCGTGGAATCATCACGAGCAATAACATCAAGCCTGTTGAGTTCGTGCATCGTGCTGGCCTTAGATACATCGATAAGGTGTTTAGATCATCGGACTGTTATATCTTCCATCGGCCATTGAATCACTTGAATCCTGTTAAGACTGAGATTGCACAGCAGATTGGTTTCAAAGATTGGTGGACTTTCAGTGATAAGGATTACTCAGTAAGAATGGCTGAGAGTGGTTTGATTACTGATGATGTGTTCATAGATGAATTCTTATACTTCTATCAGTATAGGAGTAAAAATGTAAAAGTGTAGTATCTTTGTATTTAAACTAATAAACAATGATTGGAGATAAGAACTGGATTAAGGATATCTTCAAGGAGTACCTTGATGAGTACGATCTTTACAAGTTCGCTGCTGATATGAATGCTTTACAGCCTAAGGATAGGCTCAAGGCTATTACTGATATCTTGCCTTATCTACATCCGAAGATGAGCAGTCAAGAGATTAAGACCGATGATAATAACATTACAATCAGAGTAGTGCGTGAGTGAGATAACAGTAACTCTTAAGGAGCTTCATTCAGGACAGACTAAAGTACTTGGCGATAAGTCCAGGTACAATGTGCTTAAGATTGGTAGGCGATGGGGCAAGACTACACTGGCAGTAAACGAACTGCTTCCACAGATTGCTCTTGATGGCTTACCATGTGCTTACTATGCACCTACTTATAAGGACTTGAATGATGTGTGGATTGAGTTAAAGACAGCACTTAAGAGCGTGATTGAATCCAAGAATGAGCAGACTAAGCAGATGCGATTAATCACTGGAGGAGTGATTGACTTTTGGAGTATGGATGAGCCTGATAGTGGGAGAGGTAGGAAGTATGCGAGAGTAGTTATTGATGAGGCTGAGAAGGCTAAGAAGTTTCGAGAAGCGTGGAATCAAACTATCATGGCAACACTGATAGACTACAAAGGAGATGCGTGGATTCTATCTACTCCGAAGTTTGGGCAGACATACTTCAAGGAACTATTCAAGCGAGATGAAGATGCAAGCTGGTCCTCATTCAACCTTAGCACTTATGATAATCCTCACATTGATCCTATGGAAGTGGATCACTTGCGTGAGCAGTTGGATGAGCTAACATTTCGATGTGAGATACTTGCTGAGGATGTCGATGTAACTAATAATCCGTTTGCATACGCTTTTGATACGAAACACATCCATCCTGTGGAGTATGACTCAAGTCAGCATCTATACTTATCTTTCGACTTCAATGTGGATCCTATCACATGCATAGCGGTCCAACAGATTAACGGTTGCATCCATGTGGTTAAGGAGTTCTATCTGAAGAACTCTGACATCTATCAGCTATGTGATCAGATCATAGTGGCCTTTCCTAAAGCATCCTTCATTATCACTGGAGATAGTACCGGTGCAAATAGATCAGCATTAACTCAAGGTAACTTAGGATACTATGATGTAGTGGCTACGAAGTTGAGGTTAGGAAGAGCACAGATGAAACAGCCATCAGTTAATCCATCCATCCGAGATACGAGAGTGCTCGTGAATAGTTTGCTTCAGAACTATTGTATCAAGATAGATCCTTCATGTGAGTGGCTGATTAAGGACTTGAAGTATGTGGAGGTAGATGGAGATGGAGATATCATCAAGGATAGGCAAAGTGATTTAAGGAAGGCGGATTTGCTTGACTGCTTTAGATATTATTGCAATTCATTCCATCGTGATTGGATTCGCTTCTTTAATTAGTATATTTGTAACATGGCAACACAAACAGGAACATTCACACTGAGAGGCAACGATTTAGGTAACTTACCTTCGTATGCTAATGAAGTAATATTTGCAATTGATAACTCTTGGGCAGGCACTGGAACAGGCACGCTTGGCACATCTTTTATTGATTGCTTAGATGGATATGCAGCTTATATTGCTGGCAACGGTGGTACAATGACCTATACTTTAGATGGTCCTGGTACATGGAATGCAGGTACTGATACAATTGTAACTATTACGATTAGCAACTTTGATTCTGAAAGTGGAGAGTTGCTTCATTATTCTTTATTGTTCATAACTGAAGATTATACTTATCCTGTAGTGTGGGAGGCTACAGCACCTGCTGTGCCCACATTGTGCAACACATGCCAACTCATTCAGCTTACTCAGTGTGGCGATGATAGCTTTTATCTTGATCTTGGTTTGGCTGATGGCAATTATACAGCTTACTACACTGATAACACTTCAGGAGTAATATGGGAGCAAGGTACTTATAGCAATGCTTCTCAAGGTGGCTTATCTGTTTACCAATGGTCTGCTACTGCCGGTATGTTTAATCAGTACAGCTTCTATACTTTGACTATTGTTGATTCCGATGGAGATGCTGTGAGCTGGGTAGTTAATGATGTGGAGTACACTTGTGCAACGCTAACATTCAAAGTAACTGTAAATGTAACTGACTAATGCTAATGCAAGAAACATTATTATTCTTATTACTCAATTCACTTTACATAAATGGATTGAGATTAGCCTTTGAAGAAGGAATGATCTTCGAGAAGTTGAATGATTTAGGCGAGGAATACATGGGCAAGATGTGGATGCCAATTGCAGGTTGTGTAACTTGCATGGCTTCTGTGCATTCATGGCCATACCTGGTTAGTGTTATTGATTGGACTGATTTGAAGTCAGCTATATTGGAAGCAGTTCTTTATATTTGTGCATTGGCAGCAGTGAACACAATCATATATAAGAAGCTAATCGATGACGGATATTAATGATTACCTATTAAGCATAGGTTATAGAGCACGAGGCAGATGTGCTTGTATGAGCAGAGCCTACAGATGGAAGCATCCTGATGGGCATGAGTTTAAGCTTGACAAGTGGAATAGATGGGAATTGATTTACAATGGAATAAAAAGATATGGAAAGATTGAAACAGCGATTCAAGAAGTTAAAGATTACTACGAAAAACGCATGGCTTAAGTTATCTACGAAGGTAACAGGCAAAACAGTATGGCAGTTAGAAGAAGGACATGTGATAGAGCCTGCCTTTATTAGTAACGGAGTACAGTACTATCGATTGAAGGATTACTTCAATACCTTCTCAAGTCGAGGACTGACAGCACTCCAAGTATACGAAGAGTGGAATATGAGGCTTCAGAAGGAACACTTACAAACATTCATTGAGCGATTCGATGAGATTGTGAATGATCCGAAGCAGATTAAGGTTAGTGAGTTGTGGAAGATAGTGTCGATGCTTAAGGAGAGATTGGATTTCGTAGTACCTACTACGGACCTAATCTATAAGTTTGCATCGGTTGCGTTCTTCGATAAGAATGAGAGTCCATACAGTTATGATCCTGAGTATGCGAAAGAGAAAATCAAACGCTGGAAGGAGGCAGGAGATGTCAATGATTTTTTTATCGTGATGCAGCTAAAGGATATAGTGCCGTTGCCAACGCTATCAGAGCAAGATTTAGCGATATGTTTGTCAGTGATAGACAAGGTGGCGGGGCATCAATTGATGAAGCTGCAGGATATGTAATGGCTAAGAATGCGGAGAATGGATTCATTCAAAGGACCATACTGAATCAGAGGTATGGAGTAAATTGTAACAAATTAACGCTGTGGGAGTACATGCTCCTATTAGAACACACATATAAACAAGACAAATAAATTAAAAACAACACAATGCCAGCATCAATAACATACGCAAAAGGAGCTCAAAACTTTACAGCAACAGTAGTAAACGGATTTTTAAATTTTAGTTATGAAGTAGTAGATAATTATAACACTGATACATCAACAGGAGATAGTACTACTGCATATAGTTATTACCTTCCAGCAGATGCAGTTAGCTTAACTTTAATCAATAATCAAGATTCAGGCTCTGCAGAATTATTTGAATTATCATATCAGAATGTACAGATATCATTTTCAGCAGGAGAATATTTTGATATCATTAATGGAACTCTATTAGATGTAGGAGCAGTTTATTCATTAGTTTCTGGAGCTTTAAGTATCTAATATGAGTTACTCATTAACTGACTATAGTGCTACGGAAGTAGAATTGAATGATGGCTTGCGTAGTTATTATTACAAGAAATGCTATTGCTCAGTAGAGTTGCAAGGTGAGTACATTGTATTTACATCTCACAAGGTTGAGAACAATGCCTTTCGCCAACAGTGGACTATAG